TTGGCGAGGAATACCTGTTGTTGCGTTTCAGTGAGGAATACCTCAGTTTCCCTACCAATCGCGATTGGTAATTGCCAGAGAACTTGGTGATTGGGTTGGTTTCGATGAGATTTACGATATTCATTGTATAGTAATACGCGACTTGACTTTAAATGATTTTGCTATTAAAAGAGGAAACGATGTGAGAGCTTTGATTACCTATTTGTTATGACTACCGTGTGAAGAATCTTGCTCGGTGACGAAACGTGTCACCATTTATTTTTTTTCACGTTAATTCGTGGACCACTACTGCGCTTCACGTAAGACTGAGGGTCGTATGTTTCTTCTTCGTCGTCCGAACCAATATTTTTAGACAATTCCCAAAATTCTTTTGATCCTAATCTGAAATCTTTTTGTGCTTGCGCTTTGTACCAAAAGATTTGATCTTGCAATTTGTTTGATTTCGCATTATTATTAATCACTAAACACTCATAATTTTCAGTACATTGGTCCATTACTTGACAAAAAGACTCGAATGTCGGGAACATACCCGCGAAGTTTTCGTAGATACGCTTACGATTGGCAATGTATGGTTCGCGCAAAATAAAGACATAGTCAATATTGGTTCTCAATGTTGGTGGGATACCCAACGGATATTGCATAGTAATGATAAGCATAATCTTCCAATGTCTTCCATTCATGAATAGTAAACGCATTAATTTGTCTTTTGACCACGAATTATCATATAGACAGTCATCCAAAATAACAAACGCTCTCGGATCAATATTACACTTTTTGTACGTGGCAAGTTGTTTGTTTACTTGTTTCAATACAACCTTTTGTCTTTTCAAAATATTGGCAATAATAGAGGAACTATATTCATCGTGAATAAACAGTTTGGGAACGTGATCGCTATAAAAACCGTTGCCGGCTTCTGTACCCGAAATAACAGTGCCCAACGGAATATCTCGATGATGGAATAATAAATCACGAACCAAGAAACTCTTTCCCGTATCTCTTCTACCAATTAAGACAACGACGGGACCTTTATTTTCGTCTTTTTTGAATGTGATGTGACTCATACTAAATTTCTTAAGTTCTAGTGTCATTGTTTATATATTGAAAACAAATTTAAACCTCGGAATATTACGAACGCAAATCACATGAAGATGTTATTATTAATAAGTTTAAAAATATTAAAAATATTATATCAATAATAAAAATTAATGTGCGATGCTAAAACAAGAATTATTATACGATAATTTAAACAATCTTTCAAATAATGAATTTGAGGAAATTGTTAAAGCAAAAGCGCCGGTAGAAGAATTTTTGAATATTGAAATTCAAAAAAGAGTTAGGCATTACAAAAGTAAAAGTGATGAAAACTGTTTCGAAATAAAAGACAAGGACGATAATGATAGGGAAGTATTTTTCAAATATATCACACTGGTTGACTCTCTGAGATATTTGACTGGAAAATACAAAAACGAAGATTTAACAATATTGCCTGGTGTTGAAGAAAAAAATGCCAATAGTAAATATCAAAAATATATCCATGACAAAAATAACTATGCTTATGTAGATAGTTTATTTTATTACATCAGTGGAATATTGAAAACCGACAAACAGTTTTTCCACGGTATTGAATGCTATGATATGTTTATTTGTCAGAAAAAAAATTGTAAAATAAATGTGTCAGACGATTTAGAATATTTATGCGAATCCAACTTTTTTACACAAAATTTAGGGAAAAAATTTCGGTTTGAAGACAATGAGGCAAACGATATCTTTCAGCAAAATAAAAAGGAGACTTTGCTCATTGAAGAAACCAACGATTTAGATTTGGAGTTTGAATCTATTGTGGAAGAAACACCGGTGGACAGCTCAGGAGTATCTCACTCATTAACGAGTGTAAATGAATTTTTGATTGATGATTTAGAAAATGACGATGGGTTGGCATTGAAGTATCAATATGATACAAATGACACGTTGACTAATAATGACGAAGATAGTGACGAAGATAGTGAGGAATATAGCGAAGAAGAAGATAGCGAAGAAGAAGATAGCGAAGAATATAGCAAAGAAGAAGATAGCGAAGAAGAAGATAGCGAAGATAGTGAGGAATATAGCGAAGAAGAAGATAGCGAAGAAGAAGATAGTCAAGAAGATAGCGAAGAAGACAGCGAAGAAGAAGACAAAATTTATTTATTACTAAACAAATTTCCAACACAAGTAGTTGTTATTGAAAAGTGTACAAATACACTGGATGAACTATTGGATGGAGGAGAAATCAAAATGGAAGAAATAGAGAGTGCTATTTTTCAAATTATCACAACACTTTACGTATATCAAAAAAAATATAACTTTACTCACAACGACTTACACACAAACAATATCATGTATTGTGAAACAGACAAGGAGTATTTGATTTACAAAATAAAAGATAAAATATACAAAATACCAACCTATGGTAAAATATACAAAATAATTGATTTTGGTCGCGCCATTTATGATTACAACGGACATTCTCTATGTAGTGATAGTTTTTCCAGAAATGGAACAGCTCATACACAATATAATTATAACCCGTATTATAATGAAAAGAAACCGTTAGTAGAACCAAACATGAGTTTTGACCTATGTCGTCTTGCTTGTAGCATTTTTGATTTTGTATGCGACGATATCAACAATATTGATGAATATCGAAATATTGCCCCGATATATGATCTTATTTTCTCGTGGCTATACGACGATAACGGTGAAAATGTACTATACAAACAAAATGGCGATGATAAATATCCTGGATTCAAGTTGTACAAAATGATATCCAGGATTGTTCATAAACATATTCCAGAAGATCAATATGAACATAACGTTCTTAAAAAGTATATTGCGTCGGACTTGATAGTTGATAATTGTTTACATGATGACAAATGTCATTACATGGACATTGATGATATTATTTCGTAAATATATATTTTCAAATTGTTAAATATAATACGCAAGAATAAATAATGTAAGTATTATATATAATGGTTGCGTGCTCGTCTCGTCGTAAGACAAAACATCCCTTTTGTGGACATGACCCTAAGTGCTACTGGAATAATAGGTCTTGTAAAAAAAGACCTGGCGTAAATAACAACACGCGTAGGAATATGAATACTAATCGCGAACGCTTACACCAAGACCCCAATTCTAAACTGAATATGATTTTACACAAACTCAAAAACATTGAAGCAAAGTTGGAAAAGATGACTCGTAAGAATACAAACATTTTGTCAAAACCGAAATCTATCAAATCAAACAGAGAGACTGCTTTTAACTCCAATAGAAATATTAATAACAATGGTTCTGCTAAAACTGCGTCTCCAACAAATGTAAAAATGCTTTTAAATCAGTCTAGCGATAACACAGCAGAAACGGCCTCGCCGGGCGCTGTCAACCGACTTAGAGATTTATAGATGACTTAGAGATGGAATCAAATCAAAATTGAGGTTCGTTTGTGAAAATTGTGGTCGTTTTACTACTCTCAAAAGAGACAAAATTACTTCTAAATATTAACACAGCATAAGAAACAATTCCTACTAAAGCACTGTCTTTAAACGCCTTTTTTTTATCGTCTTTGTTTTTCTCCACTGAAACTTTTAAAATGAAATATATAATACATATGACTGCTGCTACAATAAAATTACTATTCAATAACTCCATATAATTTATTTGTTATTTAAATAAATTATATATAACGAAAATAATCCATTTATTTAAAAGGCTAGTTCTTCGATTCCAAGATCAATTGGCGGTTCACTTTCCGAATTTTTTGTTTCATCTTCGATGTTATCAAAATCCAAGTTTATTTCTTCAATCTCATTCATATTGGAAATAGACGGGCTATCAAAATCGCTATCCAGAACTAGAGGCACATTATCCCCAATGGTGAATGTATTTTCATTGTTGCTTTCTTGTTCGTTGACTTCAGGCGGCTCTTCACTTTCAAAAGAGATAGACTTATTCTCCTCTTTTTGGTCATAATTATTATTTGATAATAA